GTCTGCGCCGTCGCCGAGGTTTGCGCCCGTGGCGGTGAACAGGGCCTTGAGTGCGAGACCAGAACCAGCCTCCCACACGCCCTTGGCTTCGCTGCGGTCGCCAGCCGACGTGCCGAACAGGTCGTAGGCGGTGGCGAAGCTGTTGGGGTCGCCAGAGCTGCCAACCTGCACCGTGCAAGCGCTGATGCTGCCCGCGTCGGTGAACGGCGTCCGCACCTCAACCCAACACGACTCGACGACCGCGCCGGTCTTGAGCGTGCACAGGTCGATGGTCTGCGTTGTGCTGGCGTCAATCAACTCGTCTGAGTCGACGAAAATGACGCGGTAGTGGGGGTACTGACCAAGTGCTTTGGGGTCGAGTGCGGTGGCCATGGTGGCTACTCCTTGCGGTCTTTGCGTTGCGCGGCCTCGATGGCCTTGCGTTTTGCGGTCTTGGCGTCAATGCCAGATTCGACAAGGCGCTTGGTGGTCCGGTCGACAGCCTCACGACGGCTCACGCGCTCGCCTCCGCCCGTGCTCATGCGTCCACTTCGTCAGCCTGTGCGGCTGCCTTGGTGCGCTTGCGCTTGGTGGGGGTGCTGCGCGCTTCGTCGAGGACCTTGAGTTGGTTGTCCATGCGGGCTGACGCTTCCTCAACCCGTGCGCCCTTGTCGCGCCGAGATTCGACGGCTGCGCGCATGTGTTCCGAACGGCTGAGAAGGTCGTCAATGACGATGTCATCAGGATGGGGCACGATGCCCTGGTCCATTAGGTAGTCAAGCCAAGCCTGATAGCCTGCCTCGTCCGGCGCCATGATGGTGCGGGTTCCGCGCTTGTGCGGGAGTTCCCACGCTTCGAGGTACACGGGGCCGGCGACACCGGGGTATCGCCGCATGTACCCTGGCTGCCCGTCAGGGGTGAGGTGCGGAGGGCAATGTGCGGCCGTCAGGAAGGTTGCACCCTTGTTCTGCACCATGCGCGCACGGGCACCGGTCATGTCGATTCGGCCGTCTTGGGTCTGTTCGACGTTGTTGACGCCAGCCTGCCAAGCGAGTTGCTTGAGCTGCGGGCGTACCTTGTTACCAATGATGGCGTAGGAGCCGGGCACAAAGTACAGGTCGTGGCGCGGACGCGGTGCCGTGTTCAGTACGGCGGAGACGTTGCCACCGCCGTGGTCGCTGACTGCTGCGCCTGCAATGAAGTTGGTTTCGATGGGCATCGTGCTGGTTCCTCTTTGGGGACTGATGAAATGTAGCGGGCCGATGGGAGCGGGCACGATGCGAACGAGGACGCACGCACCGGCCCGCCACAAAACGTATCAGGCGTCGGTGATGATGCCCACGCCCTTGCCATCCTGCAACTCGGACACGCCGAAGAAGGCGCTGCTGACGATGGACTGGAGACCAGCCTTCGCGGCGCGCTCAAACTCGGTCATGACCTCGGTGCCGTTGGGGACGACGAAGCCGCCGAGGCCACTGATGGCGGTGGGGGAGCCGGCTGCGAAGCCGATGGCGCCCTGGCCGACCATCATGCCTGCGCGGTCTGCACCACCGTTGGCCGTCGCGACTTTGCTGGACTTGAAAATGTCCACGCCCGCGAACTGGCCGATGAAGCCCTGACCCTTGGCTTGCAACATCTCCTGAGTTGCGGACACGAACTGAATCGCACCGCCCTCAAGCCGGATGCTGGCCTGGAGGTTGGAAGTCTGGACAGGGTGCAGGACGGCGAGAAGCTGCCCGTCAACGCTGCTCTCTTCGAGTTGGAAGATCGCGCTGAACCAGTCGTCGACCGAGAGGTCCACGCCGCTCGTGCCGACCGAGTTGCTGAACCCGGAAGCGAGCGCGGCAATGGCGGTGGTGACGGCCATGTCGTAGCCACCGAACCCGTCGCGGGCGAGGGCTTCCACGTTCAAGTAGCCCGGGTCCGTCATCTGGTAGAGGTCGGACCGCTCACGGGCCAGCGCGTAGCGGGCGATGGTGATGGTCGGTGCGGCCGTGGTGATGGCGGTGTTCGCGACGGGGGTGACCTCGTCTGCGTTGGTTGCGGCCATCGAGTCGTAACCGTCGAGGCCGAACAGAGGAATCTTGAGGACGGTAGAACCGCGTCCTGCCAGGTCGCTGTAGTTGCTGATGGCGGGGTGCAGTCGGATGCTTGCGCGGTCGGCAAGCAGCATCCCCATTTCCATGTGGAGGGCAGCGGCAATCCGCTCGCTGGCACCATTGTAGATCATTTCACCGGACATTGTCGCACTCCGAAGTTCTGCGCATTCGCAGTTGGTTGTCTTCGGCCCGTGCGCGTTTTACGGGGAGCGACCCGGTGGGCATTGATGTGACCGTATCACAACGCCCACGCGGGTGCAAGCGTTCCGCCTATGCTCGGCTCGGGTCCAACTGGTACGCCTTGCCAATGTCGTGGGTGGACTTGCCCTCGGCCCGCAGGGCGCGGTAGCGGGACTGCCCGATGACCTCGCGCTGCCCCGGCTGCGGGGGCTGACTCACTGCGCCGTTGTTGCTGTTGGGCCAGCGGTAGGGCGCCTGTGCTGGCGTTTGCTGGCCTGCCGGTGTCTGGGTGCCTGACGGCGTCTGCTGTGCAGTGGCGGCCAGATGCGGTCGCAGGATGACCGGCGCCGTGGTCGGGTCAGCCTTCCACGCCTTGAGCGCATCGACGAAGCTGGGGCGGCCCTCTTCGGGGGTGCGCTGGTAGGCCCACCGTGCCGCGTCGACAAGATCGTTGGTGGTCGGGTCGTCGGGGTTCAGGAGGCCGATGCGCTCAAGCGCGTGCTGCTCCTGCACTTGCGCGATTGCCTGTTGGTGGGCGGTCTCCATCTCGGTGCGCTGCGTCTCCCACGATGCCACAGGTTCCCACTTCTTTTCCCAGTCGGTGAGTTGGGCGCGAGCGTTGTCGAGGTCGGCCTGCAACGCCTGTGCCTGCGCCTGTGCCTGGGCACGGGCCTGGACAACATCATGGAAGCGGCCGTAGGGCACCCGTGCGGGCGCGTCGCGGCTTGTGGGCGGTGGCAGGTTGCCCATGTCGAGCATGAGCGGGTCAACTGGCGCAGGGGCCGGGGCGGGCGCGTATTGGGGCGCGGGCGCCGGGGATGGGGTGTTGTCGGGCATCGTGCGTTTCCTCAGTCGGTGGTGTTGTCGTTGGGGGGTTCGGTCGTCGGGTCGTCGGTGTCTTCGTCCGGCTCATCGGGCGCGGGCGGTGCCTGTGGTGCTGGCGACGGCTCTACGGCGCCAGCCTTGTGGGCTGCGGCTGCCGCGAGCTCCTTGCGCGCGTCTTCTTCGTTCGCGTCCGGGTAGATGGACATGTACGCGCGGACGGGGCCGATGATGCCGGCCGCCAGTAGTTCGAGGGCTTCGTCCCGTCTGGCTTCTCGCTCCTGTGGGGACACGGGGATTTCCCGGTACACGACACGGTACCCGCCCTCGGTGAAGTTGGTTGCGGCCATGGTGCCGGCTGTTGCCCGGTTCAGGAGGATGGCAGACACCATCATTAGGCGCTCATCGGAATCACGGAAGGACTCGGCGTAGCGACGCTGTGCGCTGCGCTTGCCCTCGTTGTTGAGGCTGATGGCGGCGCCGCTCTGGGCCTGCCCGGTCATGCGCTGGATGTCGGACGGGGGCACGTCTGCGGACTGCGCGAGCCGTGCCACGAAGTCGGCGATGCCGCGCTCCATTACGGCAATATCACCGCCCGGCTTGAACTGCCCCACCATCGGCTGCGTGTTCTCCTCGCGGTCAACGGGGCTCTCAAACTCCAGAAGGCTTGCGGGGTCGGTGACCATGGCGCCTGACGGTCGGCCGTCGGTGGTCTGGACTGCGCCGCCACCACGGACCGCGAGGTTGACGGTGTACCTTTGCGGCCACGAAGCATCCCGCCAAGTGTGCATGAGCATCTGGTGAAGCACTGCCGCGTCAAGGGTGCCCTCTACCAGCTCCATCCACTCGAACGGTTGCCACAAGCGATAGCCGTTGCGGGTCGCGTGGTACAGCACGTAGGGCAGCACGGGCGTGCCGTCTTTGCGCCGGTAGGGGTAGTTCTCGCCGGACATGTCGCCGCCGAGAATCTTCGCGGTGATGTCGGCCTGCTCGTCGTGGGCCTTCCCGTTGCCGTCTCTCGTGTTGCGAATCAGGATGACCCTGTAGACGGGGTTCTCAGGGTCGGACACGTCGAGGACATCGCACGTCCACTCCCGTTGACCGTCGACGGTGCGCTCGCGGAACTCCTGCACAGACACGGGGATGTCCGGGCGCTCGGGCTTGGCTTGCGCGGTGGCCATGTCGGGGAAGACCGGCCTGAACGTGAGGGAGCCGTCCTTGCTGGCGTCGGCCCGCACGAGCATGTTGCCGAGCCCACGGGTGTAGTACTGGACCCGTTGCATCATCGGCCAGAGGCCGGAGACCCGGACCCGGTTGGTCAGGTCGTCAACGGGGGCGATGTCGTGCCGCATGTCCGGCGGGGTGTCGTAAAGCACCGACAGCTCGCGGCAGATGTTCGCCAACGGGTTGATGGCTAGCGATGTCTCGCCCCATGCGTCACGGCGCAGGGTGCCCACGAGGGTTCGCACCCGCTCATCCAAAAGCTCACGCCATGTGCCCTCAAGCAACTGGCGGCGGCGGCTGGACTCTGCCCATCGGTTTGCATCGTCTGGCGGGACCGCAGCCGGTGGGCGCGGGGTCTGTCCGTGGGTGGGGTAGCCGATGAGCGACATGGGACCTCAGTACATGTAGACCGGCGTTTGCCCGGAGCGCTGCTGCGCGCGGTGGAAGATGTAGTCCCACAGAGCATAGCGCACTGAGTCGATTTTGTCTTTGTGCCCGTGCTTGTCGTCGGTGAAGTCCCACTTGTTGAATGCGTCGATGTAGAGTTGACACCGAGGGTGCACGAACAGGCCGCCCTGCACCATGAGCTGATGCAGCCACCGACCACCGACGGACACAGACCCGCGCGAGTTGCCGCCCTTCTTCACCGTCCGCAACCGAGGGCGCAGCGATGAGTCTGGGATGCGGAGGGTGCGGGATACCGCTTTCATGAGGTCGCGGTTGGATTTATGCTCGGCGCCGCGCATGTAGATACGGTCACCAAACGCCTTGTCGATTTGCTTCCAAGACAGGCCGTTGCGCCGCAGCATTTCGAGGATGCCCCGTGCGTCGCCGTCGAGGCCGGAGTTCTCC